AATGACGACGGCGACGGCTGAGGCGCGGACAATCGAGCTGTACCATCCGCGCAATGATCAACTGCAATTTCACGAGAGCGATGCGCGGTTCCGCGTGCTCGCCTGTGGCCGGCGGTGGGGCAAGACGCTCGCCTGCGTAAACGAGCTGCTTTACGAGTGCCTGGACAATCCGGGCGCGCGCGCATGGTGGCTCGCGCCGACCTACCAGCAATCGGCGACCGCCGAGAATATTGTGCTGTCGGGGCTTCATGGGCTCCCGGGGCTGCGACACCGGCGGGGCGAGCGGCTGTATATTTTCCCAAACGACTCGCGGCTGGCATTCAAGACCGCCGACAATTACGAGGCCCTTCGCGGTGAAGCAATAGACGCCGTGGTGCTCGATGAGGCGGCGCGGATTCACCCGGAGGCGTGGCGCGCCGTTGTGCGGCCGATGCTTTCGGACCGCGGCGGGCGCGCCGTGTTCATCTCGACGCCCGCCGGCCGTAACTGGTTTTACGCGCTGTGGCTTCGCGGCCAAGAGGCAGACGAGACGGAATACGAGAGTTGGCACTTCCCGACGCGCCTGAACCCGCTGATTACCCCAGAGGAAATCGAATCTGCGCGGCGCGAAATGCCGGAGCGGACGTTCCGCCAGGAATACGAGGCAGAATTCTTGGAAGACGAATCAACCGTATTTGGCACGGTTTCTGATTGTATTGACGCGGGGCGAAAGGCCGAGACGGGCAAGGGCTCGCCTGGCGTCTCGATTGGCGCAGACCTGGCCAAGACGACCGACTACACCGTGCTGGTGGCCTTTGATCCGCAAACGCATTCCGTGGTATCCGCGCGGCGGTTCAACCGCCTCGCGTGGCCCGCCCAAGAGCGGCGCATTCGCGCATTCGCTGGCGGATATGCCGACTCCGCGGTGCTTGTGGATTCAACCGGACTTGGCGATCCCGTCTATGACCATCTGCGCGCCACCGGCCTCAACGTGCGCGGCTACAAATTCAGCAGCGAGAGCAAGCGCAAACTGATCGAGCACCTTTCGGTTGAAATGGAGGCCGGCCGCGTGAGATTGCCCGACCCGAAGGCAAATGCGGACACCGCCTACACCCACCTGGTCAACGAGTTGCAGGCATTCGAGGCGAGGGTATCTCCGAGCGGGGGCGTGCGCTACGAGGCCCCCGCCGACTATCACGATGACTGCGTCATGGCGCTTGCGCTGGCCGTCTGGCACGCGAGACACAGGCACACGCCGCGCGCGCTGTCCATACCCGGAGTGTAACGAGCATGGCTAACCCGACGATACCGTTTCCCGACGACCCCCATTTGCCGAGCACGGTCGAAGAGGCTGAGGCGCAGCACGAGGTGTACGCGGAGAACGTGCAGAAATTTTTAGACGCGGACGGGACGCGCGGATACTGGCGGTTTTTTCTGGACAGCTACGAGGGCGGCCGGGACTGGACAGAAAACTACCTAATCCAGTATGCCCGGGAGAACGCAAACGACTACGCGAACCGCAAGAAGCGAGCGGCCTACTATAACTACTGCGGCCCGATTGTGCAGACGTATAACGAGTTTCTTTTCCAAAGCGATCCGGCGCGGTCGTATGGAGGCAAGAACGCCGCGAAGGTTGAGGAATGGGCGGGCGACGTGGACGGCGCGGGCCGGAGCATCGGCGAATATCTGGCATGGGCGCACGTGTACGCGCTGGTCTATGGCTACGTTTGGCTTGGCGTCGACGCCGAATCGGACACGAGCGAAGACGCGGTGCTCAGCCAGGCGGACGAAACCGAGCGGGGACGCGAGCCCTACGCGGTGCTTTTGCACCCCGGCCAGGCCACGAATTGGCTGTTTGACACGTTCGGCAAGCTGATTTTTTTGCGGATTTACGAGGGCCGCTACGAAGGGGCAGAGGGACGATGCGAGCGGTTCTTGACCTGGACGCGCCGCCAGTGGGTGCGTCAAGAGGTTTGGACGAAGCTCGACACCGCCAGCAAGGCGGACGACGTCGTAAGGGAGTTGATCACCACGGACGCCGCGGCGCACGGGCTGGGCCGCGTGCCGTTTGCCGTGTATGCCGGTTTGGCGAGCGCCAAAAACCCGCGGCTGGGCGCATCGCTGATACGGGACATCGGCTTCCAGAACCGCCAGCTAAATCAGCACGTCTCCGCGCTCGACGAGTTTTTGCACAAGCAATGCTTTGCCCAATTGTTTTTGCCCGAGGGCACGTTGCCCAAAGGGGACACGGCCTCCCTGGGCGTCAACAACGCCGTCGAACTGCCGGCGGACGCGCAACATTTCCCGGCGTATGTCGCCCCGGACACGAGCCCCGCGCAGTTTTTGTCTCAGCAAATCGCCTGGACGGTCTCGGAGATTTACCGCGCCGCGCGGCTGGACAACGCGGCGGGCTCGCCGACGACAACGGCCCCGGAATCGGGCCTGTCCAAGGCATACGACTTCGAGCGCGCGAACCGCGCATTTGTGAGCATGGCGATTCGCGCCGAGCGCATGGAGCGCGAACTTGTGACCATCTATGCGCTGTGGCGTGGCTGGGAACCCGAGGAGGTCGACTATAGCGCGAGTTACCCGCGGAGCTTCGACGTTCGCGGGCTTGCCGAGCAAATCGAATCCATCCTATCGACACAGGAGATTGAGGGCGTCCCGGCGTCGATGATCCGGGCCGCCTTGAAGCGGGTAGCGGACAGGATGTTACCGGGCCTGAGCCCGGATGAACGTGAGGAAATCGTCGCCGACATTGACGCGGCCGAGAACGCCGGGCAAGAGCCCGGGTTGCCGCGACGCAGCGACGGTGAAGAATCCCCGGAAACAGAGACGGGATAATCGCAATTACTCCGTTTAGGAGGGCTGAACGTGGCAGAAGAAACCACGGGAGTGGAGTCGCAAGAACAAAAAACGGACGACGCCGGGATTACACAGGACCGGCTGAACGAGCTGATCGACCAGAGCTTCGGCAAGGGTTACGCAAAGGCGGAGGGTAAGCTCAAAGAGCAGCTTGCCGAGCGCGACGCTAAGCTCACTGAAATCTCAAAGGAACTCGAGACGATCAAAGCGAAGGCCAAAAAGGGCGACGACAAAAAAGGGGACGACGATACCCCGCTGACCGAAAGGCCCGAGTTTGTCCAAGCGCTCGACGAGCGCATGGCACCCTACGCCGAAGAGCAAGGGCGTTTGAAGGACGCACTCGACGGCCTGAACAGGCGCGCAGAGCGCCTTGCCCATCGCGCGGCGAAGGGCGAAGTAATCCGCGAGGCGGCCGGCGTCGGCTTTATCGACCCGGAGGACGCCTGGCTGCGCGTACAAACCGCCGTGGAAGTGGACCCGGAAACCGGTGCCGTGTTGGTCAAAGACCAAAACGGACGCACGCCGGTAGACGCGAAGGGCGAACCGCTGACCGTCAAGGGTTTGATCGAAAATCTCGGTGCCGAAAAGCCGCACCTGCTCAAGGCGGCGATCCGAGGCGGGGCAGGAACTGAACGCCAGACAACCGCAACTGGCGACGCCGCAAGCGGCAACGCGGGCGGTGAAAAGACGGCAAACTGGGCGCTGGCCCAGGTGACGGAGGCAGAGAGGCGCGAAGCCTACACGAAGCTCAGCGCGGCCGAACAGGCCAAATTCCGCGAGAGCAGCAGGCAGGCGATGCGCACCTGGTAACCAGTGTCGTTAGTGCGAGAGGATACCGACGTGGCGGACGAAGTCAAAAGCTCCAACACCTCATTTTTCACCTCCTACCTGGAGGGACAGATTCTTGACTACGCACGGGCGTCAATCGTGATTGCGCCCAACGTGCGGCAAATCGACTTGAGCGGCAAAGCCGGCAAGGTTGCCCAACTCGGCAAGTGGGCGAGCATCAGCGCGAGCGCCCTGACCGAGGGAACCGACCTGAGCAACACCGCGTATACGCCGACCAGCGTGAACATCACCGCGTCGGAAAAGGGCGTCATGATCACCGTGACGGACTTGAGCGACGCGAGCACGACCATCGCCGATCTGAACGACTACGGTCAGCAGCTTGGCTATGCAATCGGCCAGAAGGTCGATACGGACCTGGCGGCGCTGTTTGCGTCTCTTAACGGCGGGACGGCAAAGGGAAGCTCGGGCGTCAACTTGACGCTCCAGAACTTCCTCGACGCCCTGACCGAACTGGACTCAGACAATGCTCCCGGCCAAAAAGTCGCCGTGTTTCACCCGGTGCAGTGGGGCGACCTGCGAGCGCAGATTGCGACAAGCACCGGCGCGCCGTTTAGCGTGGGCGTGGGCGACGAAATCAGCAAGACTGGCTACGTGGGGACGCTCTTCGGCGTCAACATTTACCAGTCCAGTCTGTGCCCGACGGCCAACAGCGCGGCCGACCGCGTGGGCGCGATGTTCGTGAAGGACGCAATCGCGCTGGCGACAAAGTGGGGCGCGCGCGTCGAGCTGGAACGCGACGCGAGCCTGCGCGCAACTGAAATCGTGGCGACGGCCTGCTACGGTGTCGGCGAGGTGGCCGACTCCTACGGCGTGCCGATTGTCACGGATGCGTAACATACCCCATCGCGGCGCGGGGAATTCCGGGGGGCGTCCAGCCCCCCGCCCCGCGTGCGGCGATGGAAACAAATCGACGAACACCCAAAAACGCGATGAGGGGGTGGCGGAATGGCGCGAACGATGCAAAACACGCCGACGCCGGGCATTAAACACGAGACCTGGTGGACTGGAAAAACCATGCCGGACGCAGACGGCAACGATGTGCCGCTGACTGTCGGGATATACCTCGGAGTCGGCTATCCCGGCGCGGAGCGGTATCGCGAGAAGGGTTGGATGCCCTTGGCCGAGGCACCGCCTTGGGTGCGCGGTGAGGACGTTGGCCCGGGCACTCAGGCGGCGGTGGCGGAAATCGACGAGACGGAACTTGAGCCCGTTCCGCCGGCGAAACCAAAGCCCAAGCCGAAACCCGCAAAGAAGAAGGCTTCCAAGAAACGCGTACGGCGCAAGAAGCGCGTGGCCCCCCGGGCGGGGGGTGCCAAGTGAAACGGGTGGTCATGTGCACGCCGACGCTCGACGGAATCCCGGACAAGTGTGCGAGCTCGATGGGCATTGCACGCGCTTACTTTCGCGCGAAAACCGACGCGACGGTGCCACACGTTGTCGTCAAGGGCGCGCCGTTGCCGGATGCTCGCTACGAATTACTCGCCCGCGCGCGTGAGAGAAACGCGACACACGTGCTTTGGTGCGACGACGATACCGTTGTGCCCAAGGACGCGATAGACCGCCTTGTGCGTGACGACAGGGCGATTGTCAGCGCGGCCATGTGGCGCAAGCGGCCGGATTCGGATAACGTGCCATGTTTCGGCTGGCACGACCCGACGCTATACGGCATGTGGGTGTATGGCGGAAAGCCGTGGTTTACGGATGAAATTTTCCCGGTGGATGTCTGCGGCTTCGGGCTCATCCTAACCGACGTGGCGGTATTCGACGCCATTGAAGACACCGGTCAGCGCCCGTTCAATTGGAATTGGTTACACACAATCGAAATGGGCAAGGCGCGGCCGCGTTCCCGCCTCGGCCGTCTGCTCTGGCGGCT